CTGTAGGAAAATCATGTCCCATATGTGCTTGTGCTGGTGGTGTTATCGGTGCCGTGCACATCGTTAGAGTGAACGGTATTATCATTAGGATACCACGTATCATATTTAAAAATCCAGTATATACTTACTCCTACTGCTACCAGTAGGATTGCGATCATTATATTTATTGACCAAACTACTTCACTCATGTACCTCTCCTATTTGAAGACCGTAATCAATATCAGGTGGAACTATTAGAACATAACCTATACCCATATTAAATACTCTCTTCATTTCTTCTTCAGGTATCTCACCAGCAAGCATGATCTTACTAAAGACATCTGGAAGTTTCCATGAGTTCCAATCAATATGTGCTTTCAATCCTTCAGGCATGATCCTATTAGTATTCTCTTCCAGTCCACCACCTGTGATGTGTGCCATACCTACGATAGGATACTCATCTAACAATTCATCTACTTGTTTTGCATAGATTGTAGTAGGTGTAAGTAACTCAGGCATATCTCTTAACTTTATCTTCTGTCTCCATATAAGTTCATGGATCATACTATACCCATTACTATGCACTCCACTACTAGGTAAGCCAATGATCTTATCACCTCTCTTAATATTACTACCATCTATTACCTCAGACTTCTCTACAATACCAGTACAAAACCCTGCTAGATCAAGATCATCATCATATGTTGGTGGAGGTGCAGGTCTAGGATGTTCAGCAGTCTCACCTCCAATGAGTTCCATACCTGCTAGCTCACATCCTTTGAGCACACCTTCCATAATCTCATCTATGATAGGAGATATCTTACCAGTAGAAATATAATCTAAGAAGTATAAAGGTTTAGCACCACATGTAATCACATCGTTGACACACATGGCAACGAGATCAATTCCTATAGTATTAAATTCTCTATTGATCCTTGCGATATTAATTTTAGTTCCGACACCATCAGCACCAGATACTAAAACAGGCTCCTTGTATCCACAAGGAACCTCAAACATACCACTGAAACCACCAATAGCAGGTGCTTTTTCTTTCAATCTCTCGACAAAAGCATTACCTGCATCAATATCAACTTTATACTTCATACTATTCTACATGGATAACTCCCTTCATACCTGCACCAGCATGAGGATCACACTGGAAATTATAGTCCCCTACCTCTGCAAATGTCAAGTCAAAGCTATCACCAGCAGCAAATGCTAAGTCTGCATGTGATAGTTCTGGGTGTCCATCTACCATCACATTGTGAGGGGGAAGAGCACCGTTAGTGAAGGTGACAGTATCACCCGCACTAATAGTAATCTCATTAGGTTCAAAGACTAGATTGCCTCCCGAACCCATGGTAATGTCAGCAGCATAAGCCATACTAGGTCCCATTACGATACCAATTAGTATGAATAGCAACCACCATCCTTGTAGGAGGTACTTAAAACGGAATACATTTTCTTGTTTCATAACATTGAACCCTGAGAATGTAACCAATCTAAACCAGATTCGTTTGTACATCTATCCAAATAAGAAGGATGCTCCCTTAGGTAGGGAACATCCTCTTTGGCGTGTTCTATAGCACTATATGCATCTGATGCATACTCGCAAATTTCGTAAGTGTGCTGCTGGTTATCGTGATAACCTACAGTGTAGTGAGAAAGGGGCATGATTGTTTCAATCCACATTCTTATAATGACAATATTTATTATAGCACATAGGTAAAAGTACGCAACTAAGTGTGGACTCAAACACTATGTCAGGGTGTCACTATACCCCTTTTGTTTCTTCGATTGCCTCTTTAATTACAGTCTTCAACTGTCTCAATTTCTTCTTACCTAGACCAGCACGTGTGTCTATCTTTACCTTCAACCAATACACAAAGGCAAGTACCAGTATGAACTGAATACCTTCTCCCCATGACAGGTTCCATGCCTCGTTCAGGTCAAGAGATGCTGCTGCTAATAAGTTAATCATAATAGTATAGCTCCAATAACAAATCCCTTAGCAAATGAGATGACAACTACTTGATAGTCTGTCCATCCAAATCTGTCTTGGAATTTTTTAATGACTGCCTTGTCCCATTCAACAACCTTGTCGAAGGCACACTTAATCTTTTTCATTTAATTTGTCCAGAAATTGTCTGCGTTGTGCCCATGTGACACCACTAGTGGAACCTAAACAGGGATTGATACAACGTTCACTATTTATATCGTTGCATAATAATCCAGCAAGATCATGGGGACATCCTTCTTTACCCGTAGCCCAATACAACTGACCATCTAACCAACGTGACTCACATACTGGACAGATTTTAATCATGGTATCTCCATAAACATTGACCGACACCTACCTTCTCAGAGTATGCTGTTACATTATCCTCTGGTCTATGATAGGACCTCAACATTATATTACCTGCTACAATCAACCTGTCAATACCTTTCTCTTCCACTGGATCAACTGCATGTAGTCTCCATGGTGGGAAAGCAAAGATGTCTCCACTCTCTTGGTGTGAATGATATATTTTATTATCGTTATCATCTATGAAGTGGAAGCACTTCTGTTTAGTTCCGTCAATGATATGTGTAAAGGATATGATCTCATTGCTAGTGAAGTGTGCATGTAGAGGGTGGCTATCAGTGTCTGAGTTATACATCTGACACCACAGACTGAAATCATACTGAGATCTCTTGAACATACCTAAGTCCTTCATCATATCTTTGATGATGCCAGAGTAGTATGGTATCAATAGATCAGAAAACTTATCACCAGAATGAAAGGAAGAATAGAATTTCCTCTTGTCCTGATGATCTTCCTCTATTGCATCTTTGATGTCCTTCTTCCAAACCGAAGGCATATTATAATTGGACTTCCAAATCAACATAAAAATCTATAGGGGTAAAAAATTACCCAAATTTTTTTTCCGACTTTCTGGTAACCGAGTATCAAATTTCACACTGCAAGTTCTGATCTGTATAGATCTTTAGCTTGCTACAAATCCTCTCGTACCTTACGTTCATGTCTGTATTATCTTTTGCGAATGACTTATAGTATTCACATGCCTTAAGCATCAACTCCATGTCTTCGCACTTAAACTGGTAACTCATCTATCCTTGCCAAATCATATCAGGCATTGCCTGTGGTGCTTGTCTACCTACTGTAAACATTAACAGTATGTATCCTACAAACCATATTATATTGAACAACCATGCTTGTCGCCACAAATATTTGCGAATGCCCATAGCAACAAAGACATTCTTTACTGCTTTAGGATCATCATCACTACCTGTTGCTCTTAAAATCTGTTCTATTATCACTGCAATAATTGTACCTACCACCAATGGATAAAATACAAAGTTTGCGAACGACATGATCGCGATTAGTAATGTCATTGGTCATACCCCTTTAGTTTTTTCCAGTCAGCATACATGCTGCCAAATAGCATACCTTCATGTGATTTGATAGGGTCTCCCTGAAGGAGTGCCCTCTGTCTATCACTAAGTCCTTTCTTGAGTGAAAGATATTCTTTCTCCCACTGCTCAATCTCTTCTGTTTTTATTCTCATCTTTCTTGACTGAGTTAATAGCAAATGATTCAACCACCAAGTACAACCATACCACAGACAGTATCATAATGGCAAGTACTCTAACCGAACTTGGTGATGTGTCAATCATCTACCTGGTATGTAACGTTGATACTTTTGTACCTCTGGTAGCACATCGTTCTTTACTCTATCTACAATCTCATCAACGACACTAACATCAATGTCCATGAACGGTGGGATGATGCCAAGTATACGAAGCAATCCATCTACAAATAATGCTAGACAAGTGAAGCCAAGTATCATACTAATGATAGTTGCATCTCTATTATGCTTTGCCATTGAGGCTTCATCAATCTTTCTCGCCTCCTCAACTGCATCCGCAATAAGTTTATCTACTTCCTTCTTGGTGTAGATATCTCCTATGATTGGAACGTCGTGGATGTTAGGTGTCATCTGCCCTCCCGTGATTTATTTCTAATGGTTATATGATTACCCTCGATAGTTATGTCTAGGTAGTCTCTATGATCCCACTGAAGTTCTGCGTATAGTTCATCCAATTTCTTCATGTCATCCCACAGATCAGTGGGAGTAGGTTCACCCCAGAAGGGGTTTTGGTCAGGATCCATAGTGTATTAAACCTTTCTTAGTATTTAAGGTCATAAAAAAATGAGGGGCAGTATACCCCTCATTATATCTTAATATGATAACAGTGTCAAGTTAACCTATAGAAGGTGCAACAAGAGCAACTTCAGATGTCTCAGCAGCAGCGAGATCAAGTGGGAAGTTGTGTGCGTTACGCTCGTGCATAACTTCCATACCTAGGTTCGCTCTGTTTAGAACGTCACCCCAAGTAGGAACAACCTTACCTGATGCATCA